AGAATCATCAGCAGGATTACAAGAATCCGACAGATGCATGCGCTGAAATGCGCGCAGGGGGTCGAATGTGGAGATGCCACGGTTGGCGTGAAGTGCAGGGTAAAGACGCCCGAGAAATGAGACAGGCTGGTCAGAGGGGCGGACGACAGTTTTCAACTTGTAGCCAAGGAGTTCACACGTCTTGGCGTACGACTCAGGTGACGGAGTCACTATCACCCCATCATCACCGGCACACGCTCCGATTGAGCGCATTGCCGCCGCAGGCGTGAAGCCCAACTGGCGGAAATGCGCGTAATGACAGAACGCGTGGTCGATGGTGTTGGAGAAACTGGTGTCAGCGGACCCACTCTTTTGTGAATCACGAGTGGAGTATTTGATACCAGTCTGAGTGGTGAAAACGGAGTAGGAGAGGTCCTTTTTCAGCTGTCTGATCTCTGTGTGGGTCGCCTTCGGGAACAAGGCGCAGAGGAGACGAGTATTGAGCGTGACGCTGAGGAAAGTCTTGGTACCATCGTACCTAGAGAAGTCACCTTCAACAACCTGACCAGTCCCGTCAGTAACAATGCCGGCCAAGCGCTGACCTGCGTCAGACGGCTTGAGACCAAACATGTACCAGCGGAAGTTGGTTTTGATGAACTCAGTGGCGGGGTGGATATATGCGAGAAACCTGAACACGTGTAGACAATCAACCGCAGAAATGTTGCGCGGATCCTTGATCTCGGTGTACGCCTCGTTCTTCTGGAACGACTTGTGATTGTAATCAAGAAGATTGCGCAGGGCATTCTCATATCGCTGCCGCTGGGAACTCTTAGCTCGCGCTAAAACTTCATGGTCTTCTAATTTACAAAGACTGTGGGGGGCGGCAGCAGAGATTTGGTCAACAAATTCATTGCAATATTTGTCGAACCATTTGGGGGGTTGAAAGTTGGTGCGAGGTTCCTGTAGGTCGACGATGCGTCCAGAGATGCACGCAAGGTCGTTGGATTTGCAGCGTTCGGGGAACACGGCAGTTCCATCCACTAGTTGCGGACCGACGACAGTCCCAGGCTTCCGGGAGGAGTCAGCATCATCTACATCATTATAGATGATTCGGTACGTGGGCGCAACATTGTCACGGAGTGGTTTGGGTGGGCTGATGGGTACGAAACCAGCCAGGCACTTGAAGATGTCAGCAAGGTCATATGCTCGTTCCTCGATCTTAGTGATCGCTTGAACATTAGCAGCACTACAATTTGATCCGAGGGCGACCAAATTGTAAAAGGCAGAAAGTGGAACGGTGTACTGTATTGGGGCCACGTCTCGCGCGATGATTACGGAATCACCGCGAAACAGCATGTTAATGCCATTATAC